AAAGTTATAGTTAAATCAATTATGTACTCATAGATGTCATTTTCATTGGCACCTACTGGTACAGGTTCGTCATATCGCATATTAAAAAAGCACTCTCTACCGCTGATCACTGCATGAGCACCCCTGAATATGTTGTATATGCTTTGAGCTTTCCGCTCTGCGGTATCACAGTTCTTAGACCACTGCACTAAGATGCTGATACTCTTTGTAGCGGTTGAAGTGTTAGCAAGTCCACCTATAGCAATCTTATTCTCTGCACCCGGTCTTCCATAAATGCAGATAACTTTCTCTTTATCTGTGTTCGTCTTGCCTATGTAGGCCGTCTCAATATCAGTTAACTGTGGCTTCAGCCAGTCTCTAATCTGCTTAAGCGTCATATCATCACACTCCTGTCAGCTTCTTATAAATTGTCCTGAAGGCATTTATAGCAAACATCTTTTTCTTTCCATCAATCCAAGGATCAAACCACCTACCACCGGCATTAGGATTGTTAGCCTTGTTGAAATTATATTCTGGGTGGAAGTATAACCGCCTTGTATATGGTAGATCGGAAGATATCGTCACGTTGCCTCGCTTAGATTTGGATGCATCAATCATAGTGGACTCATTCTGCAACGTACCTTCGTCAAATGGCATCACATTATTTGCAAAAACATCCGTTTTTACAGCCTCAGCCGTTTGCTCCAGGGCAATAATCTGAGCTCTTTCCAGCTTCTTAATTGCTCCACTGTGCATCTTTACTTTTACTCTCATTACATCAACTCCAATACTGTAGCGTAGACAGATCCATCGGGATTAAGCGGTCGCTCACACTTATAGATCTTATGCGCCTTCTGCTCGTCTTTTTTGGCTATTCCGGTGCTTATTTCATGCAAGGTGGGGAACAAGTCTCCCAAGGCGATTAACGTGCCCTCAAGTCTGATAATCTGCTTCTCAGCATTCATTACCTGGTGTGCTTTCCCGCTATACCAGCACTTAGCATCTACCGTCACTGCCGTGAGTGGTTCACCATCCTCGCTGATTCCGTCCTGATTAAACGATATAGTCCAGTCCTGATTAAACAACTTCTTGGGGAGCTGTGGAAGCTTATTAGGTATCATAATCACACCACCCTACACATGAGACCTGTTTGCTTTAATAACATGAAAGCGCCCGGACTCACTCCCTGAGGAGTTTCACTATTGCCGGCCAAACTCATACTTAATCCGGATACGCTGAATCCGCTTAACACTCCCGGATCAGTTCCGTAATCGTCATAATATTGCGCCTGCTGTAAAGTAGCTTTCTGGATTTTATCCTGCTGGAAGGTTGTTAGATTTTCAAACCCTCTTGCTGGAATTCTGTTATAGGTGAGCTCGTCAATTTTGCTGCTAGCCAGATCCAGCAGCTCAGAACTCAGTGTATCGCTAGTAGCATAAGGAAACATTGACTATTCCCCTTTCTTCTCAGCATCAGTAATCTTCTTAAGGATGCCGTTAGCAGATGTAGAATTTCCTATTTCGATTTTATTCTCAACCGCATAGGCTTTTAGTTGCTCTGCATCCATCTCATCAAATTTCCCTGATCCCTGGGGCGGATTTTGTTGCTTTTCTTCCTGCAGTTCTTCTACCTCATAGCCATGTCCTCTGAACCAATCTAAAAGGGTAGGGTTTTCAGTTTCCCCTACCCCTTTTGCAAAGGCTACGCTGGCAGATATGCCGCTGTATTGCTTATTTGGTGCATATATCTTAGCCATATAAACCTCCTCCTTATTTTACTTTGATTTTCCTGAATACTCCGGCAGCCTTAGTTGCTTTCAGTGCGATAGCTCCTGTCATTTCGACTTCGCCTGTCTTAACTGCTTTTGCTGTTGAAAAGTCAGGTAACCAAGTCTTAATTGGTGCCTGCCCGGCCATAGATACACCATGTAAACCGTCTAATCCTAATCTGCCTACATAAAGAGACGTTAATCCGGTACCGGCATCGGTAGCAATAACATCTGTGTTGCTTCCTGCCTTAGCTCCGAAGTCAACAAATGGAATGTTACCATAAGACTCAACCTGCATTCCGAAGTCGTTCTTGGAGGTCATATACATACCAGAACGTCTTGCACATGCTCTTAACTTAGCAGTCAACTTTGCATTACCACCGATAAAGCTCGGGGTACCATCCAAGCCACTTAAAAACTCATCCAGCATATCAAGGAACTGAGTATAGTTAGCTGTAATTAATGCCGATGTGGATAAGTCAATGACTGCATCACCTGCAGCGCCATTATACTCCGTAGTGCTTCCTGCTAGTGCCTTTTCAAGTCCGTCGAATGCGTTTGTATCAACAGCACTGTCACCATTAATGAATGTATCGTTAAATAAAGCATTGGCAGCCTTAATCTTCTGAGCTTGTTGTAGCTCGATCTCAGATGCAATTCCTCCCATAGCTGCGATAATACGGTCAATCTCATAAGCTCCACCAAATACCTTAAGCGTTGTATGGAAAAGTTCTTTTTCAGTTGTCTGAGGAACGTACTCGGAATTGATTGCTCTGAATGCAGCTGTTGGCTGTGTCTTTAATCTTGCGTAGGAATAGGTCATGGTTGCTCCGCCTCCTACAGGGGAAACAACATCATCAAAAGTAATATGATCCATTATCCAGTTGGATTTACGGAACTCGTCAATTACTCCTGCCTGTAAATCATCTTGCACGTTCTTACTTGCTTCTGCTAATGTAATAGCCATAATTTAATCATCCTTCCTTATTTTGTTTGTGCCAGGATCTGAGCAGCGATAGCATCTTTCATGCTAGGTCTCTGCCCAGGCTGGGTTGTTGTTTGCTGGTTGCCATCGCCACCTACTTTGAAGAACCCTGCCTTTTGTTGCTGTTGCTGTTCTTCCTTGAACAGGAACTTTTTACTTTCCTGCAATGTCTTCAGTTGATCATCAAGACCAGTGACTTTACCATCATCGCCTAGGATTAACTTGGTCTTATCAAATTGTCCGGCGGCCATGTCTTCATCATGGACCTTACCGGCAATCGCTAATTTAATAGCATTGTTAAGTCTAAGTTCCTTTAGTTCTGCCTGGTGTGTTTCATCCTTGGTCTTGTTGTCCTTCTGAAGTTCTTCAATCTGCTTCGTAAGAGTAGCTGCATCCCCGGTAGATTTCTTCAATGTCTCTAAGGCTGTCTCATTCTCCTTAACGGTACCTTTAAGGGTTTTGACTTCCTCAGATACTTCATCAAATCTGTGTTTCGGGATGTAAGTCTTAAGTTCTGCGACTGACGCATCAGCTGCCTTTGTTGCTAGATCATCTGCAATACCTAGTGCAATAAATTGTTCTTTGTTCATAGTGTTCTCCTTCGCTTCTTTAACCCGGTCTCGTCCGGTGGATTATTGGTTAGTTTATCCTCGTTACGGAGCATAATAAAAGCACCCTTTCGGATGCTAAAATTTTGAGTATTAAAAAACCACCTACCATAATGATAGATGGCTTTAAAAATCCAAATCTACGAATGTATCAAATTCTTTAGCCTTCTTCAAGGCTTCTTTTAATTCATCGAACTCATCGTTTAATATATCTAAGCATTTATCAATATTATCACCTTCAATGCGCTCAGATTCGTAATCATCAATTAACAAATGACACTCTGTATTAATTATGTCTGTAATTCCGGTATTCCATATCTCATCCAACCTGGTTTGTGTCATCTTGTAGCAAATCAAATTATCATCATCCGTAGTGCCACTATAATCACACAATTCAATGCCTAATGAGTTTTTAGGTACGGTTATATATTTATTGGCCTTTTCCATTATTTTCACCTCTTATCTACATTTTTAAAATGCGTGACAGCATGAAATTCGCTTTTTGTTCTTCCTCTGGTTTTCCCGTTTTCTATAATATTAAATGCTGGAACTCCATGAATATCGAGATAATTTTTCTTCCCGTCCATACTCATATCTTGAATTCTAAAATAATCACCATTTACATCATAGACTATATTCATAGGGGTCTCGTTGCTGCTGTATATGATTTTACCTTTTGAATTTATTCCTGAAGCTTTTGGGTTCTGTAGGAATTTTGCTATAACATCCTGTAAGCTTGCCTCTTGCCAATTATCCTGGTAATCTGCAGCTCTATCACTTCCATCTCTCTTGCTTTTGATTATAGCATTATTCGTGGAATTATCAATACCTTTTAACTTATTATTCCATTCTTTCAGCTTTGCATCATATTTTATAATATTTTGTGGATCAAGGGTACCTTCCTTGAGTCTCTTATACATCTGGATATTACGATTAATCTCATTTTCCCTCTGTGCCTTCTCATAAGCCTGCCCTAATTCTTCTTTGTCCATCGGTTCAGGTATCTCACTGATGCCCTCAAAATATGTACTCATGGTATGCCGGCAATTCGGATGGAATAAACCATTTGCGATAGCCCATGACAATAACGGATACGGACCATCTTCTT